AAGCGGTAAACTCTTCTTCAAACTCCTCCTCAAATATTTCTTCTATTATTTCAACATCACCATAATCTTCTTCAAAAAAATCTTCTGGTGGTGCCATATCAAAATTAGTTTCTTCAAAAAACTCAAAACCTGGTTCTTCAAATTCAGTAATTTCAAAATCTTCGAAGTCATCAATAACTACAGTATCAAAGTCTTCAAATTCCATTTCCATGTCGTATTCCTCGAACTGTTCAAAGTCCTCAAAATCATCCATATAATCATCTTCTATTATAACATAATCATCCTCCCAAGACCAGTCATCTTCGGGCATATATTCCCAAGAATCATCATACCATTCTTCATCATCAAGTGGTGGCAACGTTGTATCTATATCATCAATAATATCTTGTGTATCTTCATCTATAGGTACATAACCTTGATTATTGTAAGTCATTCTTAAAGATGAACCTAATAAATTAGGGCCTTGTCTAGTTTGATTAGTATAATTACTATCTGTGCCTTGCCAAGACCAATCTACTCTATTAGCACCTACACCCGTATAAATAATTCTGTCATTATATTGACCGCAACTTGCTGTTATGCCTGTAGTAGTTGTGCCAGGATAACCATTACAATTACCTTGAAATCCTGTAACCTCTGTTCTCGTTTGTGATGTAGTGCTTAAAACGTTGCCGCTTGAATCTTTTAATACTATAGTTGTAGTGTGAGAATCATTGCTGCCCCCCTTAGATTCACAGTTACCTTGAGTGCTTTCACAATTGGCAACATCAATATGACTATTTAATGTTATACCATTATCTAGCATAGATTGTGTTATAGAATTAGTTGTTAAATCTATATTATCCGCAGTAACTGTTGCTGTGCCCGTTACTTCAAAGTCGCCACCTACACTATATTTATAACCACAACTAGATTGATTAGGACATGTAATATCAAACCCATTTACAACAGACCCATTAGTAACTGTGCCAGAAGCACCAGGATTAATTTGATCTGTGTTACTAGAGTTCCAGTCTACACCATCTCCAGCATTGGGTAATAAATTACCTGTTGTTACCGTTTCAGCAAATGCTTTATCCCAAGCAAATAAAAAACTAGCAGTAACTAAAAGAGCTGCAACGTATTTCATTACTTGTGTACGTTAATTATTCTTTGTTCTTTAGTTACTAAGTCAGTTTCAATAATTATGTTATCTACTTCTTCTTGTTGTTTTAAAGTTGCAAGTTTTGCTTTTTCTTCAGCTATCTTTTTAGCTAGAGCTTCTTGCTCTTTTCTGAGTCTTTCAGCTTCTTCTTGTCTAGCAATTTCTGCCAACTCTTCATCAATAAGAGAACGTGTTTCTAATTTAGATACATAAGAATCATAGTCTGGTCTTTCAACATCATACTTATTCCACTGTTCAATAGCTTGCGCTCCAATCTTACCTTCGAATGGGCAAGGTGTTCCTGCCATAAGCATGGCTTCAAAAACTCGCTCATCTTGACACAAAATTGACACAGCTGCCACTTTCATGCCATAATCGAAAAGTACCTTACTAAGTTTAATACGCTCACAGTTCAAATCCCTGACATGTTTGCCACCTGAAAATCCTAGTACACCAGTACTAACAGAACCACTAACACCCATTGAACATACATCTTGACTCATTGCTGAGTAAGAGGGGGCATTTGCCGAACCTACAGGTATTTCAGAACCTGTTGTTGAATTACTGGTAGTGTTGGTAGTTGTTGTTGTATTTGTTTGACCATCATTATTATTTGTAGTAGTAGCCGTATATCCACCTGTTATTTGAGTGTTACTTCCTGAAGTATTTACTTGATCATTATCATCATTTGTTGAATCACCCCATGCAGGCGTAGAACTCACAGCAAGTATACATGTTAATAAAACTGCTAGTAATAAATTATTTTTAAATATATTTTTCATTTTGAATATTTATCCTCTAATATTTTATATATCTTTAAGTTACCTTCTGCATCTGGTCTAAGCTCAGCTTTGACTTGACCGCACTCATAACGAATAACATTTTCTCTGCCAACCGCTAAATTACGCTCAGCCTCACGTTTTGCTTTTAAGCATTTTGACAATCCGTCTGTCATCATATGGCCGTCAAGCGACCCGTTGACATACATACATAAACTAAACACATACTCAATGACCATTATTTTGCCTCACTTTGTCTTTTAAATCTTCTACATCTGTTTGAAGTTTTTCTACTTGATCTTTTAAAAAATTTATATTTACAGTATTAGACATCATTGATTCCATTTCAGCTTGTAACCCTTCTAGTTGTTCAGCCATAAACTCTATTAACATATACTGTTCAGAATCTGCGGGCAAACTGCCCATTTCGCCTCTAGGCCATTTAATTCTAAATTCTGTATTCTTTTCAAGGTCTTTTTCTGTTAAAACTAGCGCAGTTTCTACTTGTGTTAGTCTAGCTATAACACCAAAGTATGCCCATACTCCTATTGCTACAGCAACAATAATGCTAAGCAAATTTCGTATAGGCATTGCTACACTGGTATTATCATTAATTTTCATTACTTTTTAACTAGACTTCCGCCAAAGTACAATCCAATAATTGCAGACATCAAGTGAGTATCTAATGGAGTAATAACTACACCAAAGAACTCTTTGTCCATAACTATTTCTTTTTTCTCAATTAAGAATAAAAAGCCTCTGCTAAATTCAGTCCATGTTAACCATACGCTTGTATCAAAAAATACAGGTACTATTTTAGGCCATAGTATTATACTGAATACTGCGGTTAAGGCTATAATTCTTCTAGTCCATTGAAAGCCTTTGTTCTCGTATGTACGAGCCGCGTTTATGTGTTTCATTTGGTTATCAGCTCTTGCTAATAACATTTTTTGTTCGTCTTGTTTTGCTTTGATACTCTGTCCCCAGATAGACATAAATCCACCCAGTACACTAGAGCCTAGCATTGTAATCATTTCTACTGGTAATCCACCTAACATATTTGTACCTCCACTATTATTAGTTAACTCAGTTGCTTCTTTTATTGTCTCCTGGATTACCCATCCAGAAAGAATTGCAATCAGCCATTCCATTCATTAAAAATATTCTTTATAAATTTCATCAGCTAAATCTTGACGATTGCCATATTCTGTTTCTAATTTCCCTTTCTCGAAAATAGAATTAAAACTCTTAGCTATTCTATCTGGTTCAAATTTACCAGAAAATAATTCCCCTTTTAAGATAGCTCTTTCTTTCTCACCTAACATTTCTTCATTTCCTTTAACTACATCATCCATATAATCAATTTGAGATTCCATAGAGTCATCTTTACCTTCTCTCAAGAGGTAATCCTCATAATAAGGTTTCATAAAATCAAATTGAAACAAACCATAAGCATTACCTTCTTTTTCTTTTTGCTGATAATCAAAAGTACCACCTGTTTCTAATTCAATATTAGCAAGTATTCCTGCAGCCGCTTTATCGCTATATCCTTTTTCTTTTAGATAATTTATAATATCTGTTTGTGGTGAGCTTTTAGTAAATATTTCTTGAATAGCTTTTATTATATCAATACCCGCCATCCCATAACCTTTCTGCTTCGGTATCATGCTCACAGTTAGCACAGCCACAAGAACTGCAACTACCACCATTCGAGCAATGACACCCATGTCCACAATTTTTACAATTACTAGCTGTCATAACCCATATCTTGGAAACCTGGAATCGCAAATGATTCAAACTCTAGACAATGTGCATCTATTAGTGTAGTATTTCTATAGTGCTCTGGTTGCATTTCATAAAAATTAAAAAAGTCTACTTGTGCTTGTACACATGTACCTTCATCAGGATACACAAATGCTTGTGTTCTAACCGATGGCCATCCAGGTGATGACATAAAAGCTACAAGTAACCAAATCTTAATCACGATTTTTTATTCTTTTT